GAGAATTTACGGCAAGATATTGGTCGTGCAAAAAATGGTAACTAGATAATGGCTATATCGCAAGAGCAGCTTAATAAAGACTTGAAGTTTGAAGTAAAACAGTTACATTCAGTTATAGAATTGATAACTAAAGACATTCAGGATATGAAAGAAGCATTGTTAGGTAACGAATTTAATAAGGAAGGTCTCGTCTATAAAGTTGAGAATAACGAAAAACAAATTGAAGAACTTGTAAAGTTTAAACAAAAAATAGTAGCTTGGGCTACTGGGGCAGGCTTAGGGTCTGGAACTCTCGTAAATTTACTTATGGACTTAATAAAATAGATATGGGCAAGAAAAAACTAATCAATATGGGTTTTATTGATTTATTAACCAAGAAAGCACCTAAGCTAGGTGCAAAAGCAGCCACTGTTGTTGCTAGCATAGCAACTGGTGGTAGAAGTGACCAAATATTAGAACTATTTAAAAAAGAAGTAGGATCCTCTACTGAGTTATCTGATGATGACAAAGAAATAATTCTTACTCAGATGCAACACGATCTGAACGAGTTTGAAATGGAGATACAAGATGTCCAAAACGCTCGTAACAGTGAACTTGCTAGGATGAAAGCCTCAAAGAATGCGTTTACTAGAAACATGAACACGATCCTTGCAGCGTCTATCATACTAGGTGCATTTGGATTGGTGGGTGTGCTTATATTCACTGATGATATAGGAGGCAACTCTCAGACTCTTGTAAACGTAGCATTTGGTGCAATCTTTACTGCGTTTACTACTGTGACTGGTTATTATTTTGGTAAATCATCTAGAGACGAAGATTAGGAGTCATGCCACTCAAGAAGGGTACATCCCAAAAGACGATTTCTGAAAACATAAGACAACTTATAAACGAGGGGTATAGCAGACAACAAGCTGTAGCTATAGCCCTACAATTTTCTAAAAGATGATTGATTTATCTAAGATTTATTCTGTACCAAAGGATGTTGCTGAAGATATAGTAATGAAAGAAACTAGGCATCCCTATTACAGTGTGGTGTTGGATAGGGCGAAGATTATGAATAGTTGGTTTCAGTCTGAATATGATGAGTATACAGCTATATCATCTACAGTGTTTTCTGACAAGTCTTACATCATAGAACAGTCTACGATTGAGTCTGATGATGAGTACAAAGAAAGACTAGGCAGGATGAAGCTGTTTCCTTTAGAGCAAAAGTTTTTTGCTGCTCAACAAAGAATATATGACGAGAACAATGTTAACAGAATGTTTCCTGAAAACAAGGATTTTTGGAAGTATAAGTCAGGTAACTTTGATGATGCAGGATGTTCCATTACTGAGTTCTATCGTGACAAAGTAATGTTCGTAAAAGAGGTTCTTGGGTTTGGTGCTGTAGTCACTGACTTGATGATGGATGGAGACGGCAATCCAGTCCTAGATAATAATGGTAATGTTGTTCCTTATAACTTTGTTTTGCGACCTCATGAGATATTCAACTTCCAAGTAAAACAAGGCGTTCTTACTTTGCTTGTTACTCGTCAGATGTATTATGACATACAAAACATCAAGAAGTTTAGATGGACTGCCTACACTCCTGAATACATTTGTGTTTATATACAACAGAATAGCGTAAAGAAAAAGATATTAGAGATAGAGAACCCATTTGGTGAGGTTCCAGCTACGTTGCTCAAAGGACAGACAGATGCAAACAGTTCTTTTGTGGTTGGTAAGCCTAGAAGATATTCTCTCAAAGGAATGTATCTTGCGTGCTCAGAATTATTCTATGACCTGAAGAAAGGGTCAGAACTGTTCGGTCATCCTATACCTGTGCTAACAGATTCTATTGTGCGAAGCCTAGCAGGTGTTGCTGATGATGACCAGTACGATTCACGCACAATCAAGGAGGGTGTGGGTATGGCAATCATCATACCTGACGAGCAAACGATACCAAACAATATGTTGTACCAAGCCGATATGCAGGGCTTACAACACTTGAGAGATGTCATCTTTGGTGACCTAATGTCATTGATATTTTCTATGGCGATGGTTCGTGATAAGTCCCTTGTTAAGAGCAATGTATCTGGCGCAGCAAAAAGGTTTGATAACGTAGACGAACAGGGCTTATTAGCTTCAACAGCTATGGACATGGAAATGGTTGAAAATCAAGTTCTTAGAAGAATGGCAAAGGTTCGTGACGAGGACTTTGAAAACTATATTGTAACCTACAGCAAGCACTATGACTTGTCTAGTGCAGACGAGATATTCTCAGATATTACAGAGGGTATGCAGTACAAAGCGATGCCTCTACCGTTACTTGTTAAATTGACAGCAGAGTACATGAGAAAACGATCTATGCCTCAAGAAGATATTGATGAAGTAATGAATTATTTTGAGAAATTTGGTATGCCAAAAAGTTCTGGAGATTTACGTAATTTATTAGATATATTACCACAAGAAGAACTTGCAAGACAAGTTCAAATTGGTATTGAATCAAATAGCGAGCAATAACTAACTTATAAAAATTATGAGTGAAGAAAACATAGAGTCAGTTGACGCTCCTGAGTCAACAGCAGAAGAGACAACTTCTCAAAACGAACAACAACAGCAACCAGAGTTCGATAAAGACAAGTTCTTTAGGGGCGCTTACAATGAAGGTAAGGGCAAAGTCGAGCGTGATATGATAAGTAAATTCTCTGAAATATTAGGTAATGATGTCAATACTCTCGATGATGCGTTCTCTTTATTGTCAAATAAAATGCAGCCTGTGCAATCTGATGCAGGTGAAGAAGACAAGTTGCGAGAGCTGTTGCAAAAAGCCCAATTAGAAGCAGAGGCTGCCAAAGAGCAGTTAGCACTCAGTCAAATGGAGACTAGAATAGGGTCTGAGTTTCAGGGTGCTTTCAATGCTTTAGAACAAGACAACGAGCTGACGCTCAAAAAAAATTACATAGAACAACTGTTCTATAACGAGTACGAGATTGAGGAGAGCAACGGTCAGTTTTATGCCACCAAAAATGGCGTTCCTGACTTAGATGCTCAAGGCAATAGAAAATCGGTAGGAAACTCTCTTGTAGAGTTTGCTAAACAATTTGCAAAGCCCAAGAAAGTGGGCGCAGGAGGAGCAACTGGTGGTACTCCTTCTACTGACAGACCTAGCAGGGCAGAGTTCCAGAAACTTATACGCTCTTCTAGTCCAGCAGACCGAAAGAGGGCTGAGCAACTTTATGTTGCATCGAAGCAAGCTGGTGGTTGGGCTGAACAAGCATAAATCCATCTATTGGTTAGGCAAAACCTTAATTGTCATGTTTTGGTCATAGCGACCCAAAAGCTAAATATAATCGAACATTTAATTTAACTTTTATAAAGACATGGCAATTAACACCAACTTTAATATTTATGAGCCAGAGGCATTTGTTGAGGTAGCACTAGCTAACCAATATCCAAATCGACCAATGGTATCTAGCGCTGTTACTAATGTAGCTGGCGCATCAATCGAAGGTCTAGTCGCAGCACGTAACAAGACTGTAAGCATAACTCGTGCAGTAAAGCCAACAGGATCACCTACTGCATATACTGGTAGTTATTCTTTAGGCACACCTAATGCTAGTGAAGAGCAGTTAATTATTAACAAGCACTTCTTCAGTGGTTTCAGCATCGACAAAGCTGACCAAAAATTTGCCCTTCCTGACTTAGTACAACAACATTTTGTACCAAGACTACATCAACTAATTGATCAAATCAATGCTGATGTAAAGACTGAGGCTCGTAAAGGGTTTGAAGCAGCATTCGCTGACAACAACACAGATTCTACTGTTATGGACACAAATGACCTTGCAGAAGCACGAAGAATCATGGCTGCTCGTAAGTTTGTATCTGACAATATGAATATGATCATTGATCCATTTGCAGAGAAAGATTTGACTACACTTAATCTTTTCCAAAATGCTAATACTCGTGGAAACAACGAGATTCAGCTATCTGGTATGATGGCTCAGGCTTATGGTTTCAACTTCTTCGTTGATAACAACGGAAGCGACCATACTCCTGCTACTGTAACTGATGCTGTACTTGCAGCAACAGAAGCTATTGGACAAACAGAACTAACCATTGATAATGGTAGTGGTGGAGCAGCAACTGTATCTTTAGCTGAGGGTGACGTTGTTACTTTCGGTTCTGCTAAAGCAACAGATGATTTCTATGTGGTTCAATCTCAGACAGGAACAGTTCTTACCTTGAAAGAGCCATTACGAAAAGCATTAGCCAACAACGCCACTATCAACCCAGTTGATATTGCTTCAGGCGATACTGGTCGTGAGCAGTTCTTCTACGATCCTTCTGCGCTAGCCCTAGTTACTGCGGTTATGCCTTCAGTAGATAGCGGTTCAGGTTCAGGTGTTCGTAGAGCAGCAGGCTTCGAGCCAATGAACAATGTGAACTACACATTGACTATCGAAGAAACCAAGTCAGGTGCTGATGTACTTATCGAAGTTCTTTATGGAACTAAAGTATTCAGAGGAGACTTAGGTGGTCGATACATTCGTGGTAATGTAGCTAAAGCGTAAGCTACACGCTAACAACAAAATTGGGGGAAATGTTGTCATTTTTGACAACGGCTCCCCCTTTTTTTAAGCCATGGAAAGCAAAATGATAAACATAGATGAGATAATGGACTATAAAGCTATGATAGGTATGCTTGGATTGTTATCAAGTATTACCCTGCAACAAGTATCTACAGTAGTGTCTATACTTGTCGGTATTGTAACGTTTGGTTACATGACCATGAAGTGGTATTATGAATGGAAAAAGATTAAAAGCGAGAAATAATGGCGTTTAGCAGCCTCACCCTTACTAGAAACAATATAGATGCGTTGGAGGAACTTACTTTCAAAGGTGTAAATATTACCAGCGGAACTACTACTTTAAACTTATCAGAAAAAGACAACTTAATATTGGGTAAGGCTATTAAAATGTTAAAAACAGATATTTTAGAAAATTTAAGAGAATATATAAATGACTCAACATACGCTACAGAAACAGCTTTATTAGATGCAATACATGGCGCTGATTCAGAAGAGTTGTTAATTGACCTGTTATCATATAAGTTTTTAGAATTATGGTTTGCACAAGATGCAACTCATCAAGACAGTTATTCTTTCGCCAAGGCAAGCAAGTATTATCAATTTTATAATCAATACTTAACAGCCAATTTAAGAAGATTGAGTGGGCTTCTGTCAAAACCAAAAACAACTCCTAGAGTTAGATTTATGAGCGTGTATTAATGAAAATTACAGAAGCCATAAAAAAAGATTTAGAAACACTTCTCAAATCTCAAAAGTTTGAACAAGAGGTGACAGACCCATCTGCTGATGAGTTAAAGAAGAAGATAAAAAGCCAGTCTTTAAAAGGATATGATGCGTTTGGAGATAGGTTTCAAAAATTACAAAGCGATGATTACAAAAGGTCTAGAAGAAGATATAGCCTTCCTGTAAAATCAGATCTTCATTACAAAAGTAGAGGTGGTGGAGGAAAGAGCAAGGGTGCTTTCAGTGAAGGTGTTTTTGATTATGATGTGTTTGGTAACGAGGCCCATTTTAATTTTTCTGGTCAAACTCGTATGAAAAGATACATGGACGCTCATCAAAAGGGTCGTGCCATAGACGGTAGAAAAATGCCTGTCAGAGAATGGTTTCCAGACACCAAAATAGTCGCAGACGGTGGGACCACTGCTAAAAAAATAAAGCGAGAAGTTCAAAGCAGATTAACAAGAGTATTAAACAGCGATAGATTAATTGTAGTAAATGGATAGAAATTCTATACTTACTTCATTGACCACTTCATATTCTAGCTATTCTAGTTCTGATTCTAGATCGACTGTAGAAAAGGTATTGAAATTTAGTGGTGGAAATATAGATATTAGAAAAAGAGCCGATATTAAAAGGGAAGTTGTCATATTTAGACTTCTTAGTGGTTCGGCTGTTGATAGAGTAGAGGATGAAAAGCCTTTAGATTTAGTGCAGCTCTTTGAAACTAATGTGTATGTTGAGCAGGCTGATACTCACAGTGGAAGTGAGGTAGCCTATGATAGAATGCTTGAACTTACAGATCAATTAATTGACTGGGCTAATGCTACGTCAGGAAACTCAATAAATTCAGATGTAGAAACCCTATCAACAACTGGCGTAGATACCATAGACGAGGAAGATGGGTATCTGTCAACGAATGTAAACTTTGAATGTATAATTAAAATAAGACAATAAAATAATGGCAAAACTAATATTTACCCATGCTGAAATTCTCGATAGTAGCGGCAGCGCTATTGGTACTGGAGGCACTAACATTAGAAACATAACAGTAGAGGGTGTTGAGATAACTCATACTCCAGCTACGGTAGCAGTAGAAAATAACAGAGAAATAAACGAATCTTTTACAGGTCGTATTGTTATTAGAACTACAGATACAGCTTTTAAACAAGTAAGTGGAGCAGGTGAAACTGGGACAATCCTTGGTAGCGATTATGTGTCTCCAGATGGAGTGCTTCCAACAGAGGCTAAATTAAAACTTCATGGAGCGACAGGTTCGCATAGCATAACAACACCTGTTGTGTATATTATGGGACACGAAGATTTTGCCAATGGCAGAAGAGAAACTGTATTATATGCTCAAGCTGCTGAAATTTCTAACTTGAATTCTTTGGTTGTATCTTAATATATAAGGAGTATACATTATGTCTAGATTACTATTTAAAAAAGCCCAAATAACCGATAGAACAGGGAATACAGAAACTGTTAAGGGAACAATTGACAATATAACTGTAGAAGGCATAGAGGTAGGAATGACTCCAGATACAGTCATGATTGAGAATGATCGTGAACTGTTTGAGTCTTTTACTGGTCGAGTAGTTATTAGAACCCTTGAAACCAATTTTGATGGAACGACCGATCCAATATTGGCTGCAGGAATTGCCAATAATACTGGCGCTGACTATATTGGTATAGGTGGAGAACAGCCAAAAGAAGGGTTTATTAAACTTTTAGGAAAAGGTGTAGACGTTACCTTAGGTGGCAACGATGCAACAACTGGATTACCTCTTTTGACATTTATACAAGGGTTTAGATCATTTGAAAACGGAAGACTTGAAACTGTAATAGTAGCACAACTTCAAGATGTAGACAGTAGAAAGGTATTGTTCTCTGAAGCTGGAACTGCTTAATAAATAGGAGTAAATACTAATGTCCACACAACTAACTAAGTTAGCCTTAATAAACAACTCTGTTGATGGAGGGGGAGCGTTTAACGCTTTAACTGAAACAAAAACATTTTCTGTTGTTCAAGAGGGTGCGGCTGAGGCTTCAAGGCAGGTTTTAAGCATAGAGCCAAATACTCAGGTAATAGAAAATGAGAGAGAGGTAATCACAAGCAAAGTTTACAACATTACAGCTACAGGATTATACAGTACAGCAGCCAGAAGTCAATTGAATACTTGGGCTACAAATCAGACTAGTCTTATTTTTTCTGGCATGGGTCTAGATGGTAGCATACTTCAAGCAGAAGGATCCTTACAGATTGTTAGTCAATTTGAGGATAATGCTTCATTTAGATTTACTAGCCCTAGAGAGGCTGTGGGTGGATACAGTTCTACTACAGGAAAGCACACTTCAGATATGTCATATTCCCAAAATGGATTATGTCTATTCAAATGGGGTAGAGGCAACACTGATGATGCTGCTGGATATGAATTTGGAGGATCATCAAGTAATATAAATGCTACAACTTTATTTGATACTAGTAATGATTCTCAAAGAATACACACTAGCGGAGCCATAACATTCGAGAGATTGATTCATTTTCCCTTTCCACTTACAAAGCTAACTGCCTTTGTTAATGTTTTTGAAGATGCTTCAGCATCAAACACAAATCTTAGCATAAAAGCATATAATAGCAGTAATGTCGAGTTAGCTGGTTCAGCCGATGACTCAGGTTTTAATACCCAAGTCGGAACTGCAACAGTGCTAGATTCAACTGGAATCAAGCTTTACTCAAGAGTACTACCAGCAACTACTGAATACATAGAAATAGTTTATACTGTGGGTGGTGCAGATGACTTTAAAATAAAACAACCAACTCTTCAAATAATACAAGGAACAGCGACAACTGCTGATTACAATTTTGTAGAGTTCAACACATAACCCTAAAATAAAGCGAGCAATTTATGGGACGTATAACAAAAGTAACTGGAGAATTCATGGGGGTTCGGTTTGAGGTCAAGCCAACCCCTATTCGTTTTGATAAGGTAATGGATGAAAGAAGAAATCTATTACTTGGATGGTATAAAAAGAATCATCCTACTCTACACGAAAAAATAGAGTCTGATGATTATGATGTAGAAGATTATACCTTAGAAGAATTGAATGCTATAAACGCATGGAGATTAGACAAGAAGTTTCGTGCAAAATACTGTAAATATACTGCAGAAAAATGCATCAAACTAGACAAAGATTTGGAGGACAGCACTTGGGAATCTGATGACTTAGAATTAGGCACGCTTGAGGAAGCGTGGGATTTTTTTACGAACAGGCGTCAAGTACCCTCCAGTGGAGTCGGTCTACTTTAGAGTCATTAGACTTGCTCGCAGCTAATGACCTAGTGGTTGAAGTTGGCGGATCGTACAGTTACTACTGTTACGTTCTCGCTGACTTTGATCCATTGCGAGCAAAGGAATTTGAAGCCGAATGTTCGATTGAAGAGGTTACTAAAGCCATAATGGCTAGAGCAGCCTATCATACGCCAAGAGATAAACATTAATAACAATGCCTACTTTAGTATACAAACTAAAATTTGAGATAGACAAATCCAGTATAAAGGGTTTAGATAAAATAGTATCTAAAGATTTAGCGGCAAATCTCAAGCAAAGCACATCTCAGGTTAAAAAATTAGGTGATGCAACTACTAGAACCTCTTCCACTTCTAAAAAATTCAGAAAAGAAGTGCAGGATGTTACTAGGGCGCAAGATGAACTTATTGCAAAAACTGGCAATACAATACAGAAACTGAAGGAGGCATCTAACCAATTTGGCCTAGGTAGCAGACAGGCATCTAAACAGAGAAGAGAGTTACGATCTTTAGCTGATCAGACACAACAGGTTAATAATGTATTTACTCATCAGATAAGCAGATATAAATTAACATCTGAAGAGTTAATTCATTTAAACAAAAGACAAGAAACTAACTCTAAATTATCTGAAAGACAACAAGCAGCAATCAAGAAAAATGCTCAGGCTTTAGCTTTAGAAAAACAAAAGCTAAAAGAGTTAAATCAAGCAAGAAAAGAAGCAGCTGCTTTATTAGATAGACAAAATAGAGAAACCCTTGAACAATCTCAGGCTGTAAATCAAGCTGTAAGATCTGCAAATAAATTTGCTGAATCACAAGATAGATTAAACAGAGAGTTTAAAGAGAGCATAAACAATCTGGGTGCTAACAACAGGGTTACTGCCCAAAAAAATATTGAGTCTAAAAAGAGTATCTCAGCTATAGATCAAGAGATCAACTCTCTTAAACAGTTAATAAATGCTGGCAATATAAATGATTCTCAAAAAGAAAAGTCCCAGATTACCCTTAATAGACTTACTGCCACAAGAGAGAGGGCTATAGCTAATGTAAGGAGATATAGACTAGCCCTAAAAAGTAGTGCTTCAGCATCGGCAGCGGCTACTATGGCCGATCAAAGAAGGGCGGCTACCATGGGCAGAACAAACAAGGCCATGTCTATTGGGAATCAATTGGCGTTTTCCTTTGGTGACCTTATAAATGATGCTGCTCAATTTAATTTTGGTTTTGCTACTGGTATGAGGGCTGTAGGAAACAATATTGGTTTTACTGCTGAAATGTTCATGTTGCTCAATATGCAAGCCAAGCTAAATGGCATGACTTTAGGAGCGCTTGTAAAATCAGCGCTAACACCGTTGACAATTGGTTTACTTGGTTTAAATACTGCAGTAAGTTTAGTTACTGTTGTCTCTCAAAGATTAGAGGCTTCTGCTAAGAAAACATCAATAGAACTTGAGGAGTTTTTAGCGGCCGTGAGAAAACTAAAGCAAGAGTCTGAGGGTTTTGAATTTTTAGATGAAAATGCTCTTAGGTCTAATATACAAACATTACAATCTTTTGAGCCTTTATTCGATGAAATTATTCAAAAAGAAAAAGAAATAAAGGAGGCAGCCGATCCATTAGTTGTCGCTGTGCCAATTCGCAGACTTAGAGACGAACTAAAAGGTCTTGCCGAAGAGTTTGGTTTTAACGTAAAGGAAGCCAAGGCGGCAAAAAAAGAGTTAGAACTATTTCAGAAACGTTTAGAAAAAATAGAAACGCTAAAGGGAAGGACAGAACTAGCTTTATTGCAGGAAAGTATATCAAAAACAGCCTTGGCATTTCAGAATACATTTGAACTAGGTTTTGGTGGTAGATTCAAAGGAGAATTTCAGGTATTAGAGGAAGGAGCTGCTCACTTTTTTAGATTAGCAAGAGCAGCAAAAAATGGCTCTGATGAGCAAGCCTTATTCTTAGCACAAGCAAGAAAATTAGATGAAGAGCTTCAAAAACAAATACAATTAAGAGATAAAACTATTGACGCAACAAAGGCGGCTCAAGAAGAAGCAAAAGAGTTCTTTGATGAACAGTCTGTTGAGGTTGGAGAAAAAAGAGCAGAAGAGGAAGAAAAAAGACTAAAAAAAGAAGCCAAGGATTTTGTTGAGAGTTATCAAGAAAGATTTGAAAACGCTAAGATACAAGCAAAAAAATTCTTTCCTTTTATTGGTGAGAAAATGTTTGAAATGCTCAATAGAGAAAAAATTGGAATGCTTATAAGCAATGAGTTCGTTGCAGAAGAATTTGACAAAATACTAGGTTTAGAAGAAGAGTTTCATAAAAATAGAAAAAAAATATTATCAGATGATCCATCTTCTACAATAGGTGATTCAGATAATGAAAGAGCTCTACAAGAAGCATTTGCAATACAGCAATTAATGTTTGACACAGAGTTAGTGGGCCTTAGTGATCATGAGCAAGAAAAGCTACAAATAGTCAAAAGATTCGAGGACATGAGGCTTGATTTCCTTAGACAAGGATTTAACAGCGCTGAATTGATGAGGGCTATAGATGCGGCTAAGCATGCCGAACTAGAACAGCATAAATTAGATAAAACTATAGCAACTGAAGAGCAAAGACGAGAAGTAATAGGGGCTGCTTTAGATTTTGCTGGTCAAGCTTCTGGCGCAATAGGGTCACTTGTACAAAAAGAGATAAGCAATGAAATAAAGGCGGCTAAAGCTAGAAAGGCCTCAGCAGCAGAGATAGATGCTCTAAACAGAAAGAAGTTTAGATCAAACAAAGCTTTTATGCTTGCCAATGCAGTAATAAATACAGCAGAGGCTGTTACTGCTCATTTGGATAAAAATCCAATTTTAGCTGCTGCCATTGGTGCGTTAGGAGCGATTCAGATAGCGACTATAGCTAGAACCAAATATGAAAGCGCAGCACCATCTGGATCATCTGTGGGAACTGTTTCTGGTTTAAATTCTGAAACGCAAAATACACCTCCAACACAACAAATAACATTTATGCCTACGGCTGAAAATTCTAATCAGACCAATGTATTTCAAATAGAAAATGTTATAGACAGGGCTGGGTTTGCTACTTTTGTTAATCAAGGTCAGCAAGAAATAAGAAACAACTCAGTGTCAATATAATGGGCACTTTTATAGCCACAACAGGTAATGTGACCAGAAGGTTTGGTACGTTCTCTGCTCAATTGCAGATTACAGGATCTAGCATATCAACATCTACCACAACCATGCTTATGCATAAAATGCCAAAGATATCTCAGGACTTTGACGTTCAAGATAGCTTTGAGGACCTGTCAAAATTTAGGATAAATCTATCAAAAATATCCATAGCAATGTTTGATAAGCTGGGTGATGGAACCCTGCTTTTTTCGAAAATAAATGCCATGGGAGACGATGATGCTATACAAGTAAAAATTACAGTCCCAACAGGTAGTGATTTTTTTATAGCAACTAAGGCAGGATGCAAATATGATAGAGTATCAAGAAAAGTGACCATAGAAGCACAGGCCGCTCTACGTTACGATGTTCAAGTGACGAATTATGGCACAGGTACTGGTCAGACCTTAAATGGTTTAGTAACAACGGCTGGTACAAATAATGATGCAGACTTAATCACATCATCAGATGCACTAAGAGGCTTTCTGTTATCTCAGGGTGACTCGCCTACTACAAAGATCATTGGGCATAAATTTACAGAAACAATAAGTGATATAACCTCCTTTCCAGTAGGCCCTGAAGCTACAAAAAAGGTAATGGGTTTTAACGTAGTTAATGTAAATACATACAGCAAGGCTCAGGCAAATATATTAAAATTTTCAATCATAGAGGGAGCGTTTGTAGGATCTATGATGGGGTTTGCATTCTATGTTAGAAGAAACTTTAACTCAACAACTACAGACGATCATTACGCAACCCTGTCAGGATCTAACTTTAAGGACTTTGGTATTTCATTTAACAAAAGAAATGTAAAGAATTTTAATACAGTTTTAGGAATACAGGACAACGGTGTCAATAATGAACCTTTTACTAGTCAAATTACAAATGAAGAGATTAATCAATTTGGATCACAAGACATTTCATTAAACGTTCAGGTCCCTGACTTAAACACAATATTTCTTAACGAATCTTTGTCACCACAGCCTAAATGGCAGCTATTATCCTCAGGATCTAGTAGTGACTCTGCTCTTACCACAGCCATTGTACAAGACATATCAACTCAGGCTAGAGATTCGTATAAAAAATCATTAGGTATGGCCTCATCGTCAGAAAAAAACAAAACACCATTTCTGATAAAATTAAAAATACTTGGTGTTGGAACTCTCAGGCCATATCAGTTTATTCAGTTTGGCAGTGATATACATGTAAGCGTAAATGGACTCAAGGCTAGACCATCCATGTTAGAGTATGATCTAGAGAATGATGTAATAAACTGTGAGGCATATTTAATATAATGAGTACATTAACTAAAGTGTCATTTATTACAATAGCAGGTGGTGAACAGGTTGTAACGGTTAGTTCTTTTAGCGTAGAGACTGAGTTGCTATTTTTTAATAAAGCATTTGATGAGGCTATTGATGGTAGTTTACGGCAAAATGTGCGAGGCACAAGAAAAAAG